AACAGTGTGATGCTATTGGTCGCTATAGGGAATACTTATTTACGCTTTGTTACTTCCGCCCCTATCACGCTTAAAAAATAATAGTCATGCCCTCACCTTCTGCACTTGATAATTTAACCCCCGAGCAGCGTACCTTGCTAGATCAGGAAATAACCCGACGTAATTTCGCTGGCTATGATGGCTTGGTTGCATGGTTATCTGAGCAAGGATTGGAAATATCACGTTCTACGGTGGCGAGGCATGGCAAAAATTTAAAGCGGCGATTGCAACAGGTTAAAGATGCGACTGAAGGAGCGCGTTTGATTGCTGAAGCAGCCCCAGATGATGCAGGTATACGCACGGCAGCTGTTATTTCTTTGGTACAGTCCGAGATGTTTAACGCAATGGTGTCATTGCAGGAACTTGATGAAGATACTGATCCGATAGAACGTATCAAGCTGTTAAAACAGGCAACAGGTTCAGTATTGAATCTGTCGCGGGCTTCTGTCAATCAGAAGAAATGGGAGCTGGAGATTAGAGATCAGGAACGACAACAGGCAATGGCAGCAATGGTCAAAACAGCTAAAGCCGAAGGTGTCAGCGAAGAGACAATTAATCGTATTCGTACCGAAGTGTTGGGGTTTAGCGCGTAATGGGTAACGCGAAAGTCATACCGCCAGAAGGTTTGTTTTTGTCGGGTCAACAGCGATGGATTAAAGATGATTCCCGCTTGAAGCTGATGGAAAAGTCACGGCAAATCGGCATTAGTTGGGCAACTGCTTATAAAGCCGATGAACGAACCGCTAAAGCAGGCGCAAGACACGATCAATGGGTATCGAGTCGTGATGATCTGCAAGCCCGCTTATTCATTGAAGACTGTAAGATGTGGGCAAAAGTGCTTAGTATGGCTGCCAAGGATTTAGGCGAGCTTGTGATTGATGACAAGAAGCGAATCACTGCGTATGTGTTGGAATTCGCCAGTGGACGGCGTATTCATTCAATGTCCAGTAATCCAGATGCGCAGGCTGGTAAGCGCGGTGGGCGTATTCTTGATGAGTTCGCCTTACATCCTGACCCTCGTAAGTTGTGGTCAATTGCTTACCCAGGCATCACTTGGGGCGGCTCTATGGAGCTTATCAGTACACACCGTGGTAGCCACAATTTCTTTAATCAGTTGATTCGAGAAATCCGCGAAAACGGTAATCCGAAAAAAATCAGTTTGCACCGTATTACTTTACAGGACGCATTAGATCAGGGGTTTTTATATAAGTTACAGCAAGCCTTGCCTATTGATGATGATATTCAAACGATGGATGAGGCGGCTTATTTCGATTTTATTCGGGCTGGATGTGCCGATGAAGAGTCCTTTCAACAGGAATACATGTGTAATCCTGCTGATGATGACACTGCTTTCTTGGAATATGACCTGATTGCATCCTGTGAGTATGGCAGTAGTGAATCATGGGAATATCTGTTTGAGGATTTAAAGTGGGCTAAAGGACCTCTCTATGTTGGTATTGATATAGGGCGCAAAAGCGATTTAACCGTTATATGGGTACTGGAAAAGCTGGGCGATGTGCTTTATACGCGCCAGGTGATTGAATTACAAAATATGAAAAAGAGTGATCAGGAAAAGGTGTTCTATCCGATTCTGGACTTTATTCAGCGGGTCTGTCTGGACTATACAGGTTTGGGTATCGGCTGGGGCGATGATGCCAGTGACAGATTCGGTTCTAAAGTTGAGTGCGTAACTTTTAGCAATTCAGTAAAGGAGTCGATGGCTTATGCGTTGCGTGGGCAGTTTGAGGACAGAAAACTACGCATTCCTTTTAATCCTAAGGTGCGTGCCGATTTACGCGCCATTACCAAAACAACAACAGCAGCAGGAAATATTCGCTTTACTGCTGAGCGGACAAAAGACGGTCATAGTGACAGGTTCTGGGCATTAGCTTTAGCTGTTCATGCTGCGTCTGGCGGGCAGGTGATTGATTCTTATCAACCTATTAGATTGAAGTGGTTATGACAATATCAAAAACAAGTGACCAGTTCTTGCTGGATGCGTATAGCGGAAAAGGCGGTTTTGCATCGGGCAGCTATTTAGTCGCTCACCCTAGAGAGCTGGATACCAAGTTTACCAAGCGTAAAGAGTTGGCTGTTTATCCTAACTTTTGTCGCAAGATTACTGATGTATTTGTCGGTTATTTGTGGAAACAATCACCTCAGCGTACTGGCTTAAGCGATACTTATACTGCATTTATAACGAATGCTAATGGTATGGGGTCACACTTGGATGCCTTGTTACTTACCTATCAACGTCTGGCAATGATCTTAGGTACGGTATATGTCATTGTCGATAAATCAACTGAAAAAGCACGCTCAAAAGCCGATGAAAAAATGCCGTATTTATCAGTTCGTTTGCCTTCTCAATTGGTTTATGAAGAAAAAGATGATCGTGGCGAATGGGTTAAGCTGACATTTTCTGAATATGTGACAACTGGCACGACGCAAGTGATGCGCTATCGCACGTTTACCCGTGATGGGTGGTCGGTAAGCAGTGTACTAGATGGTAAAGGCGATGCTAGCGGTACTTATAAATTGGGACGCGTTCCTGTGGTTAAGCTTCATGCTGCACCACCTTTAGACCCGTATGCAAGCCGTTCAGATTCGTTTTTTTATGATCTTGCACAGTTAAACTGGGATTTGTATAACCTGCGTTCTGAATTGCGCGAGCTGTTTAGGGCGCAAACCTTCGCCATTCTTGCCTTACCCGTCGCTAATGATAATGAACGTGAACGGCTGAAAGATTTAACGATCAGCACTGAAAATGCACTGACCTTTAATCCTGCTGGTGGCGGTGACCCTAAGTTTATCGCACCGCCTGCTGATCCTGTAAAGCTGTATATGGAACAGATTGCAGAAACGGTGCAGGATATTTATCGGATTGCAAATCTTGAATTTGTCGGTGGTGTACAACAGTCTGGAGTGGCATTGTCATTTCATTTTCAAGAAGCCAACTCTTCATTGCGTACGATGGCAGAACAATGTGAAACGGCTGAAAAAGAAATATTAAGCTTGGTTCATGATCTGATGGGGGAAAAGCCTGAGGGTTATATTGCCTATAACAATGATTTTAATTTGTCCGATATGGCGCAAACGCTGGCAACAGCTCTTGACGCAATTAATCTTAAGATGGGCAATGAGTTTGATAAAGCCCTTAAGAAACGTATTGCCAAGCAGATTTTAGGCAATGATGTCGAACCTGATACGGTTAGCGCGATAGAGGATGAAATTGATGCAGAAGGTGATATTTATGGCAATAGAATCGCTACTCAGATAGGTGTAGGAAACAACCCATTACCTGTTCGAGCCGTCAATACGGGTATTGATTTGCCAGTTACTCCTCCAGTTGAACAACCAAGTTCAACAGCTATAACCAGCATAGAAAACAGATTAGGTAGTATTGATACTGCTTTACAAAACCTAAAACAACAACCTGCTCCACAAATTACCGTAGAAGCTCCACAGATTACAGTAGAAGCCCCTGTAGTGAATGTAACTACACCAGAACAACAACCGATTCATGCTCCCGTCGCATCGACTAAGGTTATCGAATTAATCCGTGATAGCAACGGTCAAGTGACAGGGGCAAATATCACTACCAAAGAACAACAAACCATTCAACCCCCTGTAGCATCGTCTGGTCTTATCGAATTAATCCGCGATAGTAAAGGTCAAGTGACTGGGGCAAATATCAAAGACAATCAATCATAGGATACAACCATGACTATGCAATACTCACAAGCTGTTATTAATGCCCGTTTGGATGCAGTTGAATCTACTGCGGGTGCGGCAGCTAAGTTACAAATCAGATCAGGATTAGTTCCTACATTCCCTTCGTCAGCTGATAATGGCACGCTATTATGTGAAATTACACTTCCTAGTGACTGGATGAATGCAGCTAGTGGAGGGACTAAAACTAAATTAGGGACTTGGTCTGGAACAGGCGCAGCAGCAGGTACAGCTGCACATTTCCGTATAAAAGACAGCTCAGGGACAACCTGTCATATTCAAGGTACTGTTACCGCAACTGGTGGTGGCGGCGATATGACGCTGGATAATAATAGCATTGCCGTATCGCAAGCCGTCACAGTCAATACTTTCACATTGACTGGCGGAAACGCTTAATTTAAGGAGTTCGCCATGTTAAATAGTACACAAAGGGCAACACTAAGAGCAGATATGGCGGCGTTATCTCAAGCAGGTCAACCGCTTGAAACGTTTATTATTGCCGAAGACTGGCAGTCTATCGCCGCTTATTACAACGCTAAACAGGTTTCGTTAGGTTGGAATACTGAAACATCGACCACCGCAATTTCAGATTCCATTGATTACACTGCTTTTACGCCAGTAGACCCCCCAGATAGCACGGTAATTTTTACTAATCGAGCAGCCGTAATTAATATTAAGCAAATGAACCAGCAAAATATTTTAATGGGACGTTCTACAATAGACGCTTCAAAGGCTGGCATTAGAAAAGGTTTGCGC